ATTGGACCTACGGGCGAAGGGCAAGCAGCAGGCGGCCCAGCAAACGTGGATAGCGGGAGGATACGGACACCAACAGCGGGCAATCAAGAAGAACAAACCAGCATAAAATCTCGGATAGGAATGTCCCACGAGGATATTCTTCGCCGCGATCCAGAAATGGAATCCGCGTTAAAAGATTTGCAATCCGGCAAAATTTCCCCTCAAGAATGGGACAATATTGTTAATCAACGCAAACCCGTTGAGTTGTATTCAAAAGAAAACATTCCTAAACCAGCAACCCAAGAAGCCGCAATAGCCGCTTTGGATGCTGGTAAAAAACAAGGATATGGAAAAGCTGATGAATATTATAAAGACGGAGACCCTGTAAAACTTCGTCTTGATATTCCGGCATATACACGCAAAGAAAATAATGCGTGGGTAAATGCAATTCATGGCAAAAGCCCAACCGCATATTCGAGCGCCTCTGCCGTAACTAATCCGAAATTTTCTGTTACAGAAGATAAGGCTTTCAAAACAGCAATTGGTGGCGGCAAATCGCCATACGCGACAATAGACGGCGGGTATAAATCAATTAAGCCGGAAGAAGCGTACAAACAGGCGCAAAAAATACATGATGACCCGGCTTGGGTTCAGGTTGGTATGGACCCTACACGACATTCATTTTTTTACACCCGTGGTAAAGAAATGCGCCCCGTTGTTGGCGGAGAAGAGGCTCTGCAAATTGGTCCTCTGGTTTATGTAAAAAATCCGCGATATGGCGACAGAAGTAAATTTAAATTTGCTTCTGGCGGTTCTGTTGACCATGCGTTAGAATTGGCAAGAAAAGCCATAGGGTATTAATATGTCAGATCGTCACATCCGCAACGCACTCCGTCTTGCCGAGTCAATGGGCCGCAAAGGCGATACCATTTTGGCTCACATTAACCCGCGTGAGGCCGCGCTTTTGAAACGCCACGGCGGGTCAGGAAAGCGCAATCCCCGGACTGGACTGCTTGAATTTGCTGATGATTCTGCAAGCAGCAATGATGATAGCGGAAGTGATAGCAGCGGCATGGACACCAGTTCCGACAGCGGCTTTGACAGCAGCAGTTGGGGTGGCGGTGGCGGAGGCATGCTTTCTGAAGGCAATTCATCCGTGTCATCCACTGATGGTGGGGGTTGGACATCATCTGGCAATGGAAATGACGGCGGTGGAACTAGCAGCGGAATGCGCGATTCCAGCAGCAGCAATGATGGGACAAACGGATTAAACTTTGGTCAAACTGGAATAGCTGCTTTTGGTGATCCGGCGCAAGGTTCTGGCCCTCTTAAATTCCAAGCCAATGCTGATGCGGTCCCAGAACAGGCAATCCTTGGGGATAATATTAATAGCGGCCTTAATTTGCCATTGGGTAGTAGTGTTACTGATAGTCCAGTAACTGACATGAGTGGATTTGCGGCAGCACACTCGGCAGCAAACCCATTAATTCAAGATGTTATGAAGGAACAGGGTCGAGCGCCGGGAGCCGTTTCGGAACAACCTCAATATTCAATAACCACCCCAAATATGGGTTTAATGTCCTATTCATTAAATACTGGTGTTACTGGTCCAATGACTATTGTTGACAGTGGTATTCCGGGTAATGAAGCAATTCAAATCCCAGCAAATGGAATTAATTTGTCACCCGGGTTTGGTGATCCTGCGGCAATGTCTACGTATGGCGATACTGCAACTGCGCCGACAGATATTCCTGTTACAACTGGAGCGCCAACGGCAACTGCCCCAGCACAGCCGTCAGTAAATTACACTGATCCAAATAAACCAGTTTCGGCCAATGTTACGGCTGATAATTTTAATGCTTGGAGTAAGGCATACGCAAATGCCATCCAAAATGGGGCAACTGGAGATGAAGCAACAGCGTCAGCTAATGCTTTAACTGAAAAAGTTCTTGGAAATGGCATTGTATCAAATGCTAATTCAACTGGTGTTTATTCTCCCCCATCATTATCTCAAGTGCCAGCGGTTGCGACTCCTGTTTTAGGCAATGGTATTGTTTCAAATGCTGATGTAAGTGGAGTTTACACTCCATCTAAAGTTGCGCCAGCTATAAACGATTACTCTCAGGCAAATTCTACTCGCCCGGCAGAACTTGGAATTACATCCTCGGCTGAAACGCCACCCGCCCTACTTAATTTGTCGCAATATCCAACTGCAAATGTTCCTCTTCCGCCAATTCGCGGTGAACCTGTTTATGCAACAACGGATGAATATGGAGAACCAGTAAACTCAGCCGGGAATAGACCAACGATTGGGTCAACAATTGTTGATAGTATTCTTGGAAGAAATGATAGCTTGGAAGATCAAACAGCAAGACAATATAATGTTGATGGCTCTTCAGAAGATACAGGTTCTTCAGACAAAATTGGCAAAGGCCCAGACGACCGTCCGCAAGATTCATCCGGTAAAGATTTGCCGCAAGACGGGGACAAAGCAACTGGTCGTGATGGTGTTAAATTACACTATCAAAATGGTCAGTGGCTTGATGAAAGCAACGAACCATATCGTGGTCCAGTTTCAAACGAAAAATCATTTCAGCCAGCAGATAAAAAGAAAAAGAAAGATCAATCAAGCAGTACGAACATTGACCCAATTGTTGCGAACCTGTTGGCGTCATTAAATTACATGCCACAACAGCGCGACCCGTATCTTGATCTTGGCGCTGCCACTTCTGTACAACCTACATATCGCGGTTTTGACGCGGGCGGGCATGTCGGTGATAGCCAAGACCATCCATGGGATCAGCAACGGCATCAACAACAACAAGACCAAAATCAAAATCAACAGCACGATTGGCGGCACGACGAGAATAACGGCTGGGATCACGGGAAAAAAAATAACCAAAACGCGGATAGCGGCAATTCAATTATTTCAAATTTAACCGCTGGGTACAGCATGCCTATGCCAGCGCCGACCCAGTATGCTGACTTAGGCGCGTCAACGGCATACGCGCAGCCAAATTATTCTCCAATCAACACAAGTCTTTTGCCGCAAATCAAAAGCACACCAACATATGCAAGCGGCGGAATGGTATACGGCAACAACGCAATTGGTAACGCTTTGCGTCTGGCGCACAAAATGAACAGGTAAGCCAATGTTGTCCAATATAGCGTTTCGTAGTATCTTAATTCATCCAATCTGCGCTACACCCGGAAGGTGCGAATATGCATGAGTATCTAAAAGAAGCCCGCAGTGGCGCTGCCAAGAAGGCCAAGAGCATGTCTTCTGGCGAACCACATAAGAAAGTTGATTCTTCAACTTGGACGCCACCTGAAATGCTTAATGCGGGCGTCAAAACCGGGATGCGGCCTCTCACAAAACGCAAATTCAAATCTGGCGGAAAAGTTAAGGGTGAAATGGCCCACAAGCGGGCAGACCGCAAAGCCCGCAAGTCCGGTGGGAGCGCAATGCCACCAGTTGACCGCCTCATAAACCGGGACATGAATAAGGCGAATGAGTACCGCGAGGGCAAAAAGCATATTGGCGCTATGAAGCGCGGCGGTGCTGCAAAGCATGACGACGTTAAGGAAGATAAGAAGCTTATTAAAGAAATGGTAAAGCCCGCATCAATCCGCAAAGGAAAGTGCGGCGGCGGAGAAACCTTCAAGGGAGGCATCCACAAGAAGGCTGGAGAAACTGGTGGCCGCAAGGCTCGCGCTACTGGAGGAGGCGTCTCAGCATCTCCTGTTGCTCGCAAGCATGGCGGACGCACCAAGGCGAAGGGCAAGACAAATATTACGGTGAACGTGCATCCGCACCACCCGGGCGCAATGCCTATGCCTATGCCCGCTGGCGGACCCCCAATGCCGCCTCCGATGCCCCCTCGTCCACCTATGGGTGGCCCGGGCGGTCCTCCTCCGGGCGGCCCTCCAATGCCTCCTATGGGCGGACCAACAGGTCAGCCGGGCATTCCGGGAAATCCTCTTGCTGCTTTGGCCGCAATGGGACGTAATTCTGGCGGGCGAGTTGCTAAGTTTGGCGGCGGTGCTTTGAGGGGAACCCCAGTGGCCTATCCGGGCGGAAACCCGGGCGGACCTATGGGTGGCGGAAGTTCACCAGTTGGTGTTCACCCAGTCCCCCCAATGTGGATGAACCCGGGTCATAACGACGGTGATCGTTGGGGCGGCGGCGCATCACCAGTCGGCGGAGGCGTCCAGTGGGGCGGCGGTCCTTCGCCTGTTCAGATTGGCAATCCAATGGGCGGCGCTGGCTTGCATCCTATGCCTATGTACCGGAAGTCTGGTGGACGCACGAACCGCGCCATGCATGTCATTGATCATGCTTCTGGCGGTGGCTTGGGCCGTCTTGAGAAGGTCAAGGCTTACGGCGAACCTCCAATCAAGTAATAGGTCCGCATAATGGCGACTACGTCACAGAATAAGTATTTAACTGAACCAGCCTATGGCGACTCGCCTTGGTACAATCAGTTAAATACCAACTTCACTATTATTGACGCAGTTATGGGTGCAAGCCAAACGGCTACCATTACAGCCTCAAACACGACTACGCTTACAGTAAACACGACCGGGACGGGAACGGCGCAATCCATGCGTATTCTTGTTTCCGGCGCGTTGACTGCTGGTCAGACGGCTACGCTTCAATTCCCGTCCGCTGGCGGCTCCGGCGTCGGATACCTTGGCGGGATGTGGATTGTTGACATTCCTGCTGGCGTTTTGGCTTCTACCGCAACACTTGTGTTGTCTTCTGCTGGCGGCGGCACGACACAAACAATCACCGCTAATGGCAAATATCTTGTCTTCACAGACGGCACAAACATCTATTTTGCAGATAGTGGTACGCCGGGCATTACAACATACCCCACGCTCACTGTAAGCGGGTCATTTGTTGCAAAGGGCGCAACATCTGGTCAGGTATCTATTGCCGCTCCAGCAATTGCCGGGACAAACACGGTTACACTCCCGGCGGTCACGGACACGCTTGCTGGCATATCAGCTACTCAAACCCTTAACAACAAACGTATTGACCCTCGTGTATTTTCAACAACGTCAGGAACATCTGTAACGCCAGACATCAGTTCTTATGATATTTATGCTTGGACTGCACTCGCCGCTGGCTTGACCCTCAATGCACCTACAGGGTCTCCGGCAAATGGGGATAAACTTATTTTCCGTATCAAAGACAACGGAACTCCACAAAATTTGACTTGGACGACAACAACTGGCGCTTATCGCGCTGTTGGCGTGACTCTCCCGACAACTACAACAACAAGTAAAATTTTGTATGTAGGGTGTATATACAATGGCGCTGAAAATTATTGGGATGTGATTGCTCTGTCACAACAGGCTTAAGGAGTTTAAGGTGAACTCTGCAATTGTTGATATAAATACAAACATTGTTGAAAATATCATTGTTGCTGAACCTGTAGACCCATGCCCATTTGAAGGTTTTTTTATGGTTGGCCTCGCACCAAACCAACCATGCAATATTGGTTGGGTTTATGACCAGCCGTCAAATACATTTAATCCGCCAGCTTAGGTGTAACTATGGCAGTTAAAGTAATTTTCATCACCGCTGGCACAAGTTGGACAGTCCCATCTGATTGGAGCAGTTCAAATAACAGTATTGAGTGTATTGGCGGCGGCGCGGGCGGAGGCGGCTCTAGCGGTAACGCTGGTCGCGGCGCTGGGGGCGGCGGCGGCGGATATGCAAAAATAACTAACCTTACGCTTACCGTTGGTGCGTCTATCACATATGCCATTGGAACTGGCGGCGCTGGGTCCGGCATTGGTGGGTCATCTGGCGGAAATGGTGGCGCAACTTATTTTCAAGCCATAACAACAGTGCGAGCGGCTGGCGGAACGGGCGGCGGTTCTGGGGGTTCTGGCGGAGCGGCTGCATCTGGTGGTGCTGGTGGTTCTGGATTAAATGGCTCTACATTATACAGCGGTGGAACTGGCGGTAATAACGGCGGTGGTTCCTCTGGTGGAGGAGGCGGCGCGGCGGGCAAAAATGGCGCGGGCAGTGCTGCTAGTATTGGCGCTGGTGGAACTGGCGACAACGGAACTGGTGGCGCAGGGGCGGCTCAATCAACATCCACAACAAAAAATAATGGCTCTGCTGGCGCTGAATGGACTGCGACAGATACCTGGAATGGGACAGCTTACACTGGAACAACGCCCACAGGAGGTTCTGGCGGCGGCGGGGGTGGGTCAAGTTCAGCACAAGGCAATGGTGGTGCTGGCGGCTCTTACGGCGCTGGTGGGGCAGGCTGTTGCGGCGACACAAGCGGATCGGGTGGAGATGGCTCAAATGGCCTGATTATTGTTACATACTCCACAACTGGCGGCGGTGGCGGCGGCGTAACTAAAACTGTATTTTTGATAAACAAAGGGTCGGGAACGTGGACTGTTCCATCTGACTTTGGAACGCTTACAAGTATTGAGGCGCTTGGCGGAGGGGGAAGCGGCTCTATTGGATTTGGCGACAGTACTCTCGGCATGGGTGGTGGTGGCGGTGCTTATGCAAAACTAACAAGCTTGAGTTTATCTCCCGGAGCGTCGGTAAGTTATTTTGTTGGTGCTGGTGGTGCGGCGGTTTCTGCCGCTGCTGACACAAACGGGAATGTTGGTCAGGATACTTGGTTTTCATCAAGTTCTACATTGTTAGCCAAGGGTGGGTCTAACGGAACGGCAACAAATACCGCCCCAATCACTGGCGCTGCTGGTGGACAAGCATCGGCGTGTATTCCATCGTCTGGTGCGTTTAATGGCGGCAGAGGTGGCGGCTCTACGACCATTACTTCTTACAACAAAAACGCAACTGGTGGCGGCGGCGCTGCGGGTAAAAATGGCGCTGGCAACAATGGCTCAAGTGTGACGGCAACACTAACCGATTCTGCTGGTGGATCTGGCGATAATGGATCGGGGGGAAGTGGTGGTGCTGCTGGCGGATCAGTTGGTGGCAATGGCACTGAATGGAGTACGTCCCCAGCATATGGTTCAGGTGGCGGAGGCGGGGGTAATCTTGGTTCTTTGGGGGGGGCTGGCGGCTCTTATGGCGCTGGTGGCGGCGGCGTACAAAAAAATACCGGAACCCTTACATCCGGCGCTGGATACCAAGGAATTATTGTAATTACATATGTAAGTAATGGCGGCAACAGTAGCGGCGGGTCATTCTTTAATTTCTTTATTCCATAAATTGTGCGCGTTTGTGCGGGTTACCCGCCAAACATGGTCATGGTGACGTTGCGTAGATTACCTTCTACGCATGAGTTTAACATTTAGTTCAGCCTTGGAAGCAGAAACAATTCGCCTCTTAGAGGAGGCAATTGCAGACGAAACACGTCTGCTTTCACAAGGCCACATCCACAACATTGAAGATTACAAACATCACGTCGGCATCATCCGTGGCTTTGAAAGAGCCAAGGACATGATTTCTGACGCCAATAGATACTTACAAACTGGCGAGAGAGACAAGTAATGCCATACATGAAAATGAACCATGAAGTTGACCCAAAAAAGTCAGTCGTGGATGAACTTGGCGATTTAAATAACATTAAAGTTTTTAATAATCAGGTGCTTGTAGCAATTTACAAACGCCCTCAAAAAACAAAAAGCGGCATTCTTCTTACAGACGACACTCGTAACGAAGACAAATATCAAGGCAAGGTTGGCCTTGTTGTAAAAATGGGGCCACTTGCTTTCGTTGATGATGACGAAACATGGTTCAAAGACGTTGAAATCAAAGAAGGAGATTGGATTTTCTTCCGCCCGTCTGACGGCTGGCAGATGAATGTTCATGGTGTGGATTGCCGCGTTCTTCGGGACGTTGACATCCGTGGAACAATCAACGAACCGGATCAGGTGTGGTAATGGATAATCAAACTGAAGACATTAAAATTGAAGATGACGTTCCAGAAAAAGAAATTGAAGAAACAAAAGTAGAGCAGACGCCGGAAGAAGGCATTGCTGAACTAAAAAGCAGACTTGAACTTGAACGAGCAGCAAGAGCAGAGGCTGAAAAACGTGCTGCTTTAGCTGTTCAAAGCGCAAATCAAGCGCAAAATCGCGTTCAAGATGGGAATTTACATCTCATCAATAGCGCGATTGATAAGTTAAAGCGGGAATCCGACTTCATGAAAGTTGCCATGCGAGATTCCCTCGCGGGTGCAGACTATGACAAGGCTGCGGACATTCAAGAAGCCATGTCCATCAATGCTGCGAAACTCTTGCAGCTTCAGAATGGCAAATCTGCCCTTGAAGAAAAGCTTACACAGGCGAAGGCACAGGCTTCCGCCCCTCCTACCAATCCAGTGGAAGCTGTAGCTTCTACGCTTTCGCCTCGTTCTGCGGCATGGGTTCGCGCTCATCCACAGTACATAACAGATCAACGCATGTATCAGCAAATGATTGGCGCTCATAACGAGGCTGTTCGTCGCGGCGTTCCTCTTGATTCAGATGAATACTTTGAGGCTGTTGAAAAGCATCTTGGGTTGCGCTCAGTGCAAAACAAAGATGACGGCGGTGAAGATGTTGTTCTTTCAGCCGCTTCCGCTCCGGCAAAACCAAAGGCCGCGCCATCTGCCGCACCAAGCAGCAGAACGGCGTCAAACTCTGGTGGCCGCGCTCAAGTTGTTCGCCTCACTCCTGAAATGAAGGAAATGGCATCCATCTTTGGGATGACGCCAGAGGAGTACGCCAAGAACATGATGGACCTGAAAAAGTCCGGAAAAATCAATTAATAGGGGATACTTATGGCTAGAAAACCAATTGTAAAGCTTGAAAAAAAGGCGAGCATTCGCCCTGAACTTCGAGACGAACCTCGTCCAGAAATGGACAGTTCAAAAGAACGCGCAAAAAAACGCGCCGCTGAAATCCGCGCTCACCGCTCTGGCGATATTGAAACGACAGATCGTTTTGGCATTGATCCTTCAATCGTTCCTGATGGCTGGACATATGAATGGAAACGCAAATCCATCATGAATCAGGAAGACCCGGCATACACAATTCGCCTTGCAGAAGGCGGTTGGGAACCTGTTCCGGCGAGCCGACACCCGGGATATATGCCCAAAGGTAATCACGCCACAATTGAACGCGATGGCATGGTCCTTATGGAACGTCCCAAGGAGTTGACAGATGAATCTCGTGATGTAGAATTACGACGTGCTAGAAATCAAGTTCGCGCTAAAGAAGAGCAACTTGGTTCCACCCCTGCGGGGACACTGCCACGAGATAGTGACAGCAGAACTCGCCCACAGGTGAAAAAGTCTTACGAGGCAATGCCTGTTCCAAAGGAATAGGCTCCCTCTACTCGCCCCCGGGGAGGCGGGTTAAATCAAGCCGGAATCGTCAGTGCTAGGCGCATAGCGGTTTCCTTCCCAAAGGAAAATCTGCCATGGCGAATACTAACTCGCCTTTTGGCTTCTTGCAGTATTACGGTGGAAGCGGCGGTGCGCCAACTTTCTCGCAGACGACTCGCAAGATTGCCTCAACGGATGCCAACACGGTATTCACAGGTGATCCTGTTGTGACTGTTAACACATCCAACAGCGGTTACGTTACACGCGGTGCAAACGGTATTACTCGTCCAATTACGGGTATTTTCGTTGGTTGCCGCTATCTCTCCACATCGCAGAAGCGCGTTGTTTGGTCAGCCTATTGGCCCGGTTCGGATGCCACTGGCGACGTTGATGCTTATGTCATTGACGATCCAAGCGCTCGTTTCATCGTTCAGTCTTCGTGGTCTTCACCACTTCTGACAAGCACAACGACCTATGGTTCAACGCCAATTGGTCAGTACTGCGATTATACTTGGGCTGCTGGTAGCACTGCTACGGGCCGTTCGGGTGCGTATGTTTCTTCACTCGGTACGACTGCTACACTTCCGTTCATCGTTACGGATGTTCAGACATTCCCACCGGGCGCGAACGGAACAGACGTTACAAGCCAGTATTACAACGTGATTGTTGGCTTCAATAACGAGTGGCTCCGCACAAATAGTGCCGTCACTGGTATCGCGTAAAGGGAGTGAGATAACATGGCTATTAATCTTTCACAGATTAAAGACCTTCTCCTCCCCGGTTTGCGTGGTGTTGAAGGCAAGTACGAGATGATCCCATCTCAGTACGACAAAATTTTCACGAAGCACGAGTCGCGCATGGCTCTCGAACGTACCGCCGAAATGCGGTTCCTCGGCCTCGCGCAGCTTAAGAACGAAGGCGGCCAGACCGCTTTTGATTCGGGTGCTGGTGAGCGTTTTGTGTACAATCAGGAACACGTTGAAATTGCTCTCGGGTACGCGATTACTCGTAAAGCAATTGACGACAACCTGTATAAGACACAGTTCATGCCATCCAACCTTGGTCTCGTGGAATCTTTCCATCAGACAAAGGAAATTTATGGTGCGAACCTTTTGAATACGGCCCAGACTTATAATGCTGCTATCGGCGGTGACGGCGTGGCTCTCTGCGCTACGAACCATCCGATTGATGGCGGAACGGTTGCAAATACTCCAACAATTCAGGTTGACCTTAACGAAGCCACGTTGCTGAATAGCATGATTGCTATCCGCACGAACTTCAAAGATCAGGCTGGACTGAAGGTGTTTGCTCGTGCGCGTAAACTCATTATCCCTCCTGCACTTGAACCAGTTGCTGCTCGTCTCACGAAGACAGAACTGCGTCCGGGTACAGCGGACAATGACATCAACGCGATCATGGTCTCGGCTGGAGGACTTCCAGAGGGATACTTGGTCAACGACTTCTTGACCTCGTCCTATGCATGGTTCTTGCTCACAAACATTGACGGTCTGGCTTACATGGAACGTGTTCCATTCGAAACAGACATGCAAGTTGATTTTGTGACTGATAA